TTGCGGTAGAAACAAAGAAGAGATTAGTACATGGTATACTATGAACGATGTACAGAAGCAAAGAGTCTTGGAACGAATAGCTAACGAAAGGTGTGGTGGAAAGGATGAAGATAGTTCTAGACATAGAGACTAACAGTAAGCACAATAAGATTTGGTTAGTAGTAACGAGAGACATTAACACAGGAGAAGTGAAATCGTGGAAGGAAGCAAGCGGATTACAAAAGTATTTGGACAACTGCGATTTGATTATCATGCACAACGGAATCAGCTTCGACGCTCCAGTTCTGAGAGAGACATGGAAGATTTCGATAATGCCGAGCCAAGTGTGCGACACGCTCGTGTTAAGTCGCCTACTAAGTCCAAGCCTAGAGGGAGGACATAGTCTTGATGCATGGGGTAAGCGATTAGGTTTTCTTAAAGGTGAGTTCAATGATTGGGATGGAGGCTTAACTCCAGAGATGGAAGAGTACTGTATCCAGGACACACTAGTAACACAGAAGTTATACGAGCACTTAACAAGTGAATTGAAGTTTAACAAATTTGACCAAAGGAGCATTGATCTTGAACACAAAGTCCAAGCAATCATCGCAAAGCAAGAAAGAAACGGTTTTAAGTTGGATGAAGTGGCAGGTATTACTCTTCTTTCAACGCTGCAGAATAAGCTGGCTGTTATTGAAAATGAACTTCAGAGTATCTTCCCTGCAAAGACAATCGAAAGGATCTCAGAGAAAACAGGCAAGCCCCTCAAAGCCAAAGTCGAAGTCTTCAACCCAGGAAGTCGAAAGCAAATTGGTGAAAGACTTCAAGAAAAGGGTTGGAAACCCAGCAGGTACACCGAAACAGGGCAGCCGATCGTCGACGAAGGGACGCTCGAAGGTGTAGATATACCTGAAGCCAAAGCGATCAATGAGTATCTAATGCTCCAGAAGAGAGTAGCTCAAATAGAATCGTGGCTCAAGGCAGTGGGAGAGGATGGTCGAGTACATGGTAAGGTAATTACAAATGGTGCAGTCACTGGACGAATGACGCACATGTCACCTAACATGGCACAAGTACCAAATAGCGGAAGCCCTTACGGTGAAGACTGTAGGGATCTATGGATTGTAGAGAAAGGATATAAGTTAGTAGGTATCGATGCTTCAGGACTGGAGTTACGAATGCTTGCTCACTATATGAAGGATGATGCATACACAAGTGAAGTCGTTTCAGGTGACATCCACACAGCAAATCAAAAAGCTGCTGGATTGCAAACGAGAAACCAAGCGAAGACCTTTATATATGCATTCCTCTATGGTGCAGGGGATGCCAAGATCGGGACGGTTGTTGGTGCTGGAGCGAAAGAAGGGAAAGAGCTTAAATCTCGTTTTCTTAAGAACACTCCGTCGCTTGAGAAACTTAGAGAACAAGTTAGTGCGATCTCTCAGAAGTCGGGAACGCTTCCAGGTCTTGATGGACGTAGAGTACAGGTTAGGTCTGACCATGCAGCACTCAATACACTGCTCCAAAGTGCGGGTGCGATTGTCATGAAGCAAGCTTTAGTTCTCTTGAATGATGAACTACGCAGGGCTAAGATTAACTACAAGTTCGTAGCTAATGTGCATGACGAATGGCAGATTGAAGTAGAAGAAGCAAGAGCAGAAGAGGCAGGTAAGCTTGGTGTCTTAGCAATTGAAAGAGCTGGAAAGATACTAAACATGCGATGTCCTCTAGGAGGTGAATATAAAGTAGGTAACTCATGGAAGGAAACACATTGATGGAAGAAATTAAACAAGCAGTACTGATACTCTTGCGACAAGGACAGAACCTTTCTACTATTCAGAAAGACTTAACTTATGTAGCAGAGGAATTAAAGATAGCAGCAATCTACATGCAAGCAATTAAAGAGAGTGATCTGCGACCATGAAGAAACTGTACGATGGAATCCCTGACAATATCGAACCACTTGTTGTACTAGGTGACGATAGTGATTACTTAGTTGTGTACACAATCATGACGAATGAGGACACAATCGAGATGTTGGAACGGACGATACGGATTCTTAAAGAAGAAGATTTACAACCCGAAAGGTTGACGCAGCACTAAAACTGTGGTATAATATATGTTGTAGTACAAACTAACTAGGAGAAATAAATGGATACAAGCAAACCTTTACCGATTCAAGCAGATGTTTTCTGGGCTAGTCTTAATGAGCCGAACAAGTTGTCAGGAAAGTATCAAGTTGACTTGAGTAATCTAAGTAAGGAAGCTGTACGAGAATTAGAATCAATGGGTGTGACTGTTAAGAACGATGCTAAGCGACCTGATCAAGGTTTCTTTGTGACTGCTAAGAGCAAGCTATACCCTATCACTGCAGTAGACGAAGCTGGTAATCTCTTGAATGTCAAGATTGCTAATGGTTCTAAAGCAGTAGCACTGATTAAGACCTATCCCTATAGCTTCCAAGGCAAGAAGGGTGTTGGAGTTGGTGTTAGCAAGTTGATTATTAAGGAACTGATTGAGTACAAGCCTGAAGGTGTAAGCCTTGCAGACCTGGAAGAAGAAGCTCTCTAATGATGAAAGCCCTCATTGATGGGGACATACTAGTGTATCGCATAGGCTTTGCTTCTGAGAATGAACCAGAGTCTATTGCGGTAGCTAGGTGTAGCGAGTTCATAGAGGACTTGATTCTGTTCAATGGGTTCGGTGAGTACCAAGGATACTTAACTGGTAAGACAAACTTTAGGAATGAGATAGCTGTTACTGCACCTTACAAAGGTAACCGTAAGTCAGCTAAACCTAAGCACTACCAGTTACTAAGGGACTACATGGAGTCTGCTTGGGCATTCACTATGATCGAAGACCAAGAAGCAGATGATGCTATTGGTATCGCTGCATACGAGATGGAAGTAGGTGAGTACTGTATTTGTTCTATTGATAAAGACCTGGATATGCTCCGAGGAGACCACTATAACTTTGTCAAGGATGAACGGTACTTCATTACTGAAGAAGAAGGAATCAAGAACTTTTATAAACAGTTGCTAATGGGAGATCGAGTTGACAATATCATCGGTATCAAAGGCATTGGAACAGTTAAAGCGGAAAGGCTACTCAAAGAATGCAAAAACGAAAACGAGATGTATCTTGCTATCCTGGAAGCTTACGAAGGGAACGCAGAGAGGGTGCTGGAAAACGGAAGACTACTGTGGATACGAAGGCAGCACAACCAATTGTGGACACCTCCAGGCTCATTGTCATTAAATGGGTGGACGCAGTAAGTGATGGTGGCTGGGAAGAGCACGAGAAGCCTGACATTCATGAAGTAACTACAGCAGGGTATATTGTTTCAGAAAACAAAGATGCCATCTGTATTGCTTCTACTGTGTCAGGTACATTTACCAATGCTAGGATGCATATCCCTAAAGCATGGATTAAATCTAGAAAGGTAATTAAACTTGAAGCCCCAGTCAGCAAAAGCAAAAGGAAGAAAGTTACAGCAGTGGGTTCGGGATCAGATACTCCTACGCTTTCCAGTGTTGAGTCCCGATGATTGCAGGTCAACGAGCATGGGAGCGGGTGGAGAAGATGTTCAACTTAGTCCTCTCGCTAGGTCGCTGGTTAGCTACACGATTGAGTGCAAGAATCGTAAAGCTGTTGCAGTGTTTAAAGATTACGAACAAGCAAAGACACATGGATTAGTAGAGCCACTGGTTATCTTAAAACAGAATAACAGTAAGCCACTAGCACTAGTCGATGCTGAACACTTCTTGGATATGCTGCAGAAACTGAATGATCTGAAGCACCAGGTAGATGTTCTACTTTTAGTTAAAGGAAAATGAGATGAGATTGATTGTACACTTAACAGAGTATCAAGGAATGCCAGATCAGTCATCTGCATCGATTGATATTAGTCTGCCTGATGGTACTCGATATGATAACTTACAAGAACACTTTGACAGACTGTTGTCAATTGTCTATGGTTATCAGATTGGTAAAGCAGATCCTAATTATCAGAATCCGCTAGATCCAGAGGATGAATAATGCCGACGCACTTAGTGATACCCGATGTACAGGTAAAGCCAGGGCAGGACTTCAGTTTCTTGAAAGCAATTGGCAACTACATTGTTAAGAAGCGTCCTGATGTTATTGTTAATATTGGAGACTTTGCGGACATGCCAAGCTTATCAAGCTACGATAAGGGTAAGAAGTCCTTTGAAGGTAGACGATATAAGCATGATGTTGAAGCAGTGCATAATGCAATGGACATCCTCTTAAAGCCACTACGTCAGCTACAAGATAGGCAGCGTAGGAACAAGGAGAAGGTCTACAAGCCACGAATGGTGTTAACTATAGGTAACCATGAGCATCGTATCAATCGTGCCATAGAGAACGATTCAATGCTGGATGGGACTATCTCTTTAGAGGACTTAGGATATGAGAAAGCTGGTTGGGATGTTCTACCGTTTGAGCAGCCTGTTATTATTGATGGTGTTCTTTATGCCCATTATGTCACTGCTGGTGCTCTTAACCGTCCTGTTGGATCAGCTGCAGCCATCATCTCCAAGAAACACCAGTCGTGTGTTGTGGGTCACCAGCAAGGTAGACAAGTTGCTTACGCTATTAGAGCAGATGGCAAGACGCTTACGGCTATTATAGCTGGTAGCTGCTACGAGCATGATGAGGATTACATGGGTGCTCAAGGTAACCACTACTGGCGAGGTATCGTAGTGTTGCATGAGGTAAAGGATGGTTGTTTCGATGAGATGTTTGTGTCTCTTGACTTTCTTAAGAAGAGGTATCTATGAACAGAGAAGATTTTATCAGAAGCTACAACTATCCTGGAACTACAGTAGTGCCTCCTCAAGAGCCTGAGTTTACTCTTGAGAATTACTTTAAGGGTTTAGTACAGATGGA